GTCAAGACTTCCCAGCCTTGATTGTGGTTTCCGGTTCGCTTTATCCACTTCAAAGCGCCGTTTGTAACAGCCGTATCGACGTATGTCGTGCCAACTGGTGCTACAACCTTACCATTCGGCATGCCAGTACCGGTAAGCTCACTAGATGAGGTTGAAGCATTTTGACTGGAAGCTGGTAAGATAATACTTCCACCACCGTCTGAAAGTGACACGATATTTCCATTGATGCTGATTCTTTGAGGAATGCCTACACCATCACGACCGTTTTCACCTTTAGGACCAGTTAAACCAATAGGTCCTTGAGGTCCGACTGGTCCAGGTAAGCCAGCAGGGCCTTGTTCCCCTCGTTCTCCACGAGGTCCTGGCTCTCCATCTCGCCCACGCTCGCCCTGTAAACCTTGCAATCCTTGAGGGCCTTGTAATCCGTCTGCCCCTCTGGGTCCAGTATCACCTGTTGCACCTTGAGGACCACGCTCACCTTGAGGGCCGATAGGACCAGGTTCTCCCTTGTCGCCTTTTGGACCTTGAGAGAGAGCAACGTTCTGCAACTCTAGCTTGGTTGCAAACTGACTTGTGTCAATATTAGGTTTGTTCTCTAAAGCCACTACACGCTCTATAAGTGGCTTGTCATTATAGATGGTGTCATTATCAGGCTTTGTCTTTAAGGTTTCAATATCGGCTGAAATATTGCTTATTTTAGCACGAATGCCACTGTCGTCATAAGTGCCACCTTGCTCTTTAATTTTTGCAAAGAGTTCGTCCAATTCTTGCTTAGTCACAACATCTTTAATGTTAACAATTCGCCCTGATTCACGTTCAATAAGTGGTGTCTTAACTGCCTTATCAATCTCACTAACATGGACGTTGAATAAGAAGCTATATACATCAGCTGACTGCTCTACTTTCTCGAAGTAGATATAACCAATAACGGATTCATCCGTAGTGATTAGCGATGTATCAAATTGAACCGTAAATGAATTATCTTCGATTGCTGCGTCTACTTCATGGTATCGCTTAGTGCCTTTGAAATAGAATAAGCAGATAACCTTAGTAGCGGTCAATTCATCGAGTGTAAACTTGAATTCAGCAATACCTTTGTCTTTACTATAAAACTCTTGATAAAGCCTATCTACATCTCGATTGTTAGTTGAAATGGTTAATTTTTTCTTAATAACCTTTTTCAAGCGCTACCTCCTTTCTTCAAAAAGAAAGAGAACCCAAAAGGGTTCTCGAATTGCTTAGTCTTCATTTGGTTTGTAGTATTCGAGTGCTCGTTCACTGTCAGTCAATCCAGCAGTTGTTGGATCAGTAACAACACCGAGCAATACAAGAATGTAAACAAACGTGTTCACACCTTCTTGAATGTTTTGTGGAATTTCAAATCCGAATTGTTGAGCCATAAGGAATACCGCCCCCAGTAGAGCGATAAGAGTCACTTTGTTTTGCAAACGTAATTTCCAGTTGATTTTATTCATTGTCTTTCTCCTTCACTTCAACTTCAATTTTGTCTTTTTGGTCAATGTTGACCAGTAATTGACCTATCTTACGAGCGTTATCCTTCTTAATTTGGTTAATGTATGGTTTCAAGAACTCTGGGAATGCCCAACCGATAGTCTCCCAATTCTCTAAAACAGAACCGAGATAGTTTACAATGAAAAACATTGTCCAACCGATACCGAATGTTCTTACTCCCAGCGCCCTTGAATACATCGCTACAAGCATGATGACCACGAAAACAACGAAATGTCGAATTAATCCCATTGTTCCAATCTTGCTATCAAAATGCTTGGTTTTAAAAGCTTTAACATAGCCTGTAACGATGTCTAGAACCATTAACCAAAAGAAGATATGAATGTATGGACTGTGAGATAGGTTTTTAAGATGCTCAGCTAGTTCACCCCACACAAAATCTTGCATAAGCTACCTCTAAATTGTGTCAGCTTTTGGAGTAACCCAGCGCCAAACTGCAAGCACTCCATTTCGTGACAAGTCGCCTTCAAGGTCTGCGATAGATTGGCCAGTAAATTCAAACTCACGGTTGATTTGAACGATAACGTTATTGCCTTCACCGTTTTTCTCAACGTATCCAGGGTCTGTGATTGTTACCAAGTCGCCTTCAAAATATGTTTCTCCAACTTTCATAGCTGGCAACAGGCTCACAAGGTCTTTATAAACTGTTCCATAAGTGATGTTCTCGCTCATAACTGAATTGACAACCATGACTTTAATCATGCGTTGAGTGATCGTGTTAGCTTCTTGTTGAGCTTTGATAAGTTTTTGTAACTCATCTTGCTTAGTTTTGGTTGATTCCAAATCTTGTTGAGCCTTAACGATTGCATTCGCTGGGTCCAATTCAGATTTCACCATATCCAACACCGCTTGAATAAGCACGTCTTCTTGGTCTTGTGTGCGATCACCAGCCAATTCACGTTGGTTGGTTGTGTAGCGATTTCCGTCTTGCAAACGGATTTCTACAACGGTTGTGGTTTTGTCTCCGAAACCACGGGTATAAGGTTTAGTTGCGAGTGTGTAGTTGTTAATTGCCATTTGTCATTTTTCCTTTCACTTCTTCAAATTTTGCTTTTAGTTCTTCATCTGATTCGATGATTCGTTTCATCTGCTCCAATTCCATTGCTGTAACTGTGTATAGAGCTTCTAGTGTAGCTGATTGAGTAGCTTCGTTGCTGACTCGTTCAGATAGTGATTTAATCGTCAGGCTGCTAATCTGCTTGTCTTGTTCGTTCATGTTGTTGTTTCCAACCTTTCTACCTTTTGGTTCAATTCTTGAATTGCCTTGATAAGATAAGGCACGAGTGCGAATGTATTATAAGAGTATGCTCCATCTGGATTCTCAAAAAATGCTTCAGGGGCATATTTCTGGACATCTTGAGCCATGATACCACATGAGATATCTTCAATCTTGTCATCGTATTCTTTGCGATAAGAGTATGTTTTTAGTTTCTCAATGACATCGAGCGCTGATACCTGACTGCCTTGGATATTTGTCTTATATCTGCGGTCTGAGATATCTTTATTTAAAGATACCCAAGCATATCCTCCTGCCTGTCTGTACAGATAAGCATAGCCAGCGTTTTCTTGGATTCTCGTAAACGTTTCAGAGTGTAGATAATATCCGACTTTATTCTTCTCTCTATCGATGAAATAAAAAATATTACCCGTCACTTCAAGATTGCCGTGAACACGAGGAACATTCCAAAATTGCGCTTTGTTGTAACAATGCATTTCGCCATCGCTGTTTACGAACCAGGCATAATTTCCTGGCTTATCCCAGTTATTACCCCAATTGACCCACAAGGCTGTTTGTTTAACTCTCCAGCCACCGTCAGACATACCAACACGGAAGCTATTACTTCCTGTTATCCAGAATGTTGTCGGGTCTTTATCGTGAGTACCGATTTGGAATCCTCCGATTTTACCCTTATAACCTTCAAGAAATGTTGCTGATACCACTACTGAACGTAGCTTATTGATGAATGCAGTTTTAGCTGCTAAAGTATCGGTGAATACGTCGCTAGAAACAAGCTTCTTCGCTAGGGCAGTATCAAAAATCAGCTTGTCTGCCGAGATTGAATTTGAGCGAATGATATCCGCATTCAACGTACCTACTTTTGCATCACCAACAAAAAGGCGCTTGAAATAACCGTCTATGGCTGTGATTTCATCTAGAAGCGTTCTACCTTTTAGACGGATTTTAGCAGCTTCAATCAGAATGTTATTGCTATTCAGATTGATTTGAGAAGAAACCGCACCAGGTCCAGTAAGGGTTTGGATAGCGTAGGAATTATTCAGCTGTGAGACTTGAGTTTGAGTAACTACATCTTGTGTTGATGTATTGTCGCTAAATTTCTTAGGCGGTTTGTCACCACGAATAAGAGATACCTGACCGATTGCGACTTGTCCGTTCTTCATCAACCAAATTTCAAGAGGAAATTCTCTTGATTTAGTCGATGATTTCTGGACGGTCATCGTACCAGTGATGATTTGCGTTCCAGTTTTTG